GTTGCCTGAAAGTGATTGCACACGAACATTAGCACCTGGCTGAATAACACGAATCCATTCATACTGAACGGAGGTCGTGGTAAACGGCCATGTGCCTTCTGAGCACTCTAATGTCTGACCCACTTGAGCAGTTCCTGTAATAACAGGTGCGTTGTTACCGCCAAGTGCAAACTGTACAGGTGCGGTATTGGCTGTAAATACCTCTTCAATACTTACTTGGTTTTCAGCGCGCACTCTGCAGTATACAGGATAATCAACATCATCAATTACAGGGATATACTGATAGGTATTTGCACCGAAGATCTCTTGACCCTGGCGCATCCACTGAAATGATAGCGCAAATGTATTTGTAACACCGTTAGCTGACCATACACCGTTAGAGCTTGTTAGAGTTGAGCCTACAACTGCTGCGCCTGTTATCACAGGCAGCTCTTCATTAACGGGATCTGGTAACTGTGTAATAGCTGCCACCTGTGTAACATATTCAGCATATGCTGGCGTGTCGACAGATACGAGGAAATTATCAAGCGACGTTGTATCTAATACGGGTGGTATACCTGTTAGTGTTTGAATATCAGCCTGCTTAGATCCGATCTGTTGTACGTTATTACCAAGGGCTTCAGTTGCTGTTTGTTTAAGTGTTTCGAGGCTATTCTTTAGGTCTTTAACCGCATTGATAGCTGAAAAAACATCATCAATGTTATTTGCTGTAATCCCTGCATCTTGCAACCCGCTGCAAATAGCATCAGCAATAGCATCTGAGACAGACATCTTTAGTTCATTAATAGCTTCATCAATCTCATTACGAGCAAATTCAGTTACTAATCTAATAGTACTAAACGCGCATGCTTCTAAACGATCTTGAACATTATCTACTACAGCAATCAAGCGTGTAAGAGCATTAATGAGTTCAACCGTTCTTTTAATAAAGTCAATTGTAGCTTCCAGATCCGGTAATACTCTACCTACGGTCTGTTTAACAATATACTTTGGAAGCTTAAAAGGATTGAGAGGTACCTTGACTAGACCTAAGGTTTCCTCGAGCTTCTTTTGAATCTCTTTGGTAGCTTCTTCAATCTGTACTTCGACCCACTTCAAGCCTTTTTTTACTTCTGCTTGTAGTTTATTACAATCAGTTGTTGTTTCAATGGTTGTTGCAATCTCATTAATTTTTTTTGCAAGTTTTGACCCAGGTCTCGAAATTTCATCAGGTTTTTTATCGCGTTCTAACTGACAGTTGGATATACCTTTAGTAATAGACTGTCTTACTAGACTGCTTATTTGTTCTTTTGAGAACTGATTCTTGACCCCACTAGCAAGCTCACTGATATCTTGATCAATCTCGCGGCCTAGGTCTGAAACAAATCTTTTAACCATTAGCTACCTGCCACACAAATACCATTAACAAACATAAGGTTCTTACCACCTGCAATAAGCGGCCCATTAAACCCTGTACCTACACTACAATCACCCGCAATCTGTAATGAACCTTCTGTAATACCAACGCCGCCTGGAGCTTCGAATACACAATCCGTACCAGATGCGACGTTAAAGCCTGCAACAGGGAGATTGAATATTCTACCAGCAGCGGATAATACGATATCGCCTTGAGAAGTCATTTCAATATTTTTATCAGAGTTCATCTTGATATTACCATCAGCTTTTATAAGCGCGTCACCTCTGGCATGGATATCTGCGGTACCCCCAGCTGCTACAATGACGTTATTGCTCGTTGAGATGGTAATGGTGCCTGAAGGTGCGATTTCAATATAAGCATTATTGGTACCGTGCCTGATACGAATTCGTTCTCCGTTATCAGTATCATCTAGCTCAATCGTATGACCTTTACGTGTCTGAATAACTCTATTATAAGGGTATTCTGCTCTATAAGTAGCATCACCTACAACTGGTGAAACCTTTTGCTCTTCAACAGTGTCTCTTCCTCTAGCTAGAAATGAGATAGAGTTCTTATTCTCATCTTCCGGGGCAATCGGCATAGTGCCAATGATATAAGGCTTTGAAACTAACCCTGCATGTGCGCCATCTACGAAAAATCCAAGTACCCGTGAGCCTTCTACGAACTGCGGTGTATCACCAACACCATTAAGTGATGGGGATGTAGTGGGAAGAATTGGTATACACCAAGGCAGATCTTCTTTTAGAGTTTTACCAACAGGAGGCAGCTCGTAAAAATTATAAATCTGCACCTGAACCATACCAGCTCTTTCAGGGTCATTAATATTTTCAACGCGGCCTTGCCACCATACTAGATTATTCATAATTAACTTTTCTCCGGTTCAGCGCGCATAAGATTACATGAGATAACATGCTGCGGTCTTTCAGTGTTTAAAATCATATGACGTAGATGAGTAATAAGATAGTATCCGCTATCATCTGACAACTCTGATCCGCTTTGAGGGTCTGAGCTTTCTCTACCAGTACTTATAGAGCGTGGAAACTGGCATTCAATTACATCACCTACAGAAATATTTGAATCACCGTAAACCATGATCTGTGCTTCGTATTGAGATATTCTTAGAAGAAGCTCTCTGCGACTTACAAGCACTTCATTAAGATGGGTAAATTCTGTACTTGTTATATTTTCAGCGCGTGTTACAGTGTCAAATGCTCTTAATGCCTCTGTTGATGTAAGCTCTGCAATGCCTCCGAACCCTCCTACTCTTGCTGGTGTAGAATTCTCACCTGTCTGTGGGTTAGTCGTTACTGCTACAGTATTTACACCAGCCGCTCTTCCTTCAGCTAAGTTACCTGAACTAGAAATATTATAGGCTAATATGTTACGGATTTTAACTGCTGATTGGTTTTGGTTGCGTAAATGGTCGTAGAAGAATACAGCGTCCGATTGATCACCGCGTAATTTCTTTTTACCATCACTTATAAGCCATTCAATAGGTTTGAAATAGTAGCCATCTTTACGCTCAAAGAATGTATAGAGAGAATGACCCTCAGACGACCTATTAGTTAAAAGAGCAAGTTGATGAATTACTTCAAACGGTCTTCTATTTTGATCACGTAATACTTTAACTTGCTTTGAGTTTTTAGCGATTATTCCATTACCTCTATCAATGGCAAGTCTGTGTGGTTTTCTACCAAAATCACCGCCTACTAAGCTCTGAACAGGCGGCGATATCTTTTCCGTAACGATCTTTTCAATTAGCGTACCAGAGTTATCATCCAGGCGAAAATCACCCATGGGTATATCTTCAGCTGCTATTCCTTCAACGCTAACAAGCTCAACGTTGTATGTTTTCATAGTAAGACCAGGTACGTCTACCTTATTAAATATTCTATTGACTTGTAAGAAGTATTCATTAGAACTTGCTCCAGGAGTTTGAAATACAAATTTAACAATATCGTTTTCTTTAATCTTAAAATCATCTCTTAGGTTAATAGCATCTGCAAATGTCATTGTACAGAACATTACAGGCGATACAATACTTTCATAGATGTGTATTTCTGTTACTTGACCTTTAATATCAAAAGCAGTTTCATTCTTATAGATTGCTAGGTGTAATATATTGACATCACCGTTGCCAGTATCATTACCTACTATTTTACTAGGATTAGAAACCTCAACCCTGTTTTCTGCTCTATAAGCTAGATCTCTAAACCCCTGTTTAGCACCTCTTACTATAGCGCTTACTAATCCACTCATTGTGACCTCATGACTCTAATTAGTTCTTGTTCAGAACGCGGAGCTTGCATCGCATCCATAAGAACAATTTGTTTCTTAGCTTCATTTTGATCATATTCATAATCATAATACGTGACGGGTTCCCAATATCTCGAATTAGTGTATGCAGCTGTTGTAGCTAAGAAGTTGTTAACCTCAACTACTGTAGCCTGGGCACCTGATTCCTTGCCGATAATTGTAGTGTTTACTTTAAACAGCTTTTGTAGATGTTGAACCGTTAAGGTTGAATCATCTGCATAGGTACAAAATCCATATGTGGTAGCATCGTTTTGCTGTTGAATTTCTTCACCAATAATAAACGTACCAGTAGCATTACTAAAGTTAATTGAACCAACTCTATTTGTATTAAGAATCTGATTATCTTGCTTTCTTATATAAGCTTTGACATTTAAGTTATAATCTAGAATAGGCTCCCAATACTTTTTCGTACCTGTCTGTAAATTATCATATGCTTCTATTGTAAGGCCACCTGTAAATGTTGCCCAGTTCAGTCTATAATGAGATATTTTACGCTGTGCGGTCTCAATTGAACCGTATTTGTTTATGATAAACTGATCAAAATCATAAGAACTTAGTGCCATATCATAATAGGGATCTATAACTTCGTTAGCAAACCAGATGAGCCATGAGTATCCAGCGCTCTTATAATACTGATAAGAAAGTGTATCAGCGCGAACTTCCCCGCTGTTAGTATACGGGAAAAAGAGCTGATTATTATTCTTCGTAGCATCACTTAACTTTGCACGCGCCATAATATTACGCGCTATTTTGCCGTCATATGTGATTGTAGGTATTTTATTAAAGAAATTCATATTTAACCTATGGGGCTGGCGCAGCAGCTGCTGGAGGTGGTGGGTTAGTTACTGTACCCTTTGTTGATATTCCTTGTTCTTGCAAGAATGCATCAAGTGCTACTCTGTCATCGAAAGTACCTAAAGTTACAGGTGGGATTTCAATTAGTGTCGCATCTTGTGTGGTTGTTCGTCTGTCATTTTCATCAAACACAACAACAAATTTACCTTCAGCATTTTGTGTTATTGTAACTTGACCAGCAGGGCGGATCCCTGCTCCTGGGTTGAAGTCGAAAATAAGGCCCTCTAAGGAATCAAGAATAGAACTTCTATCAGGTACAGTTATGGTAACACTGGTTGCAGTCTCACCTTCTACTGGCGGTTTTAATGTATCAAGAGCATCATCAACAGTTGCAATTGCATCGAGGTCGTCCACATCGGGGATTTGATCAAAAAATACTTCTACCCCTGCTTGAAGAAATTCTTTACCAACTGTACCCGCAACACCAAAAGCGATTTCTGCACCTGCTCCAATAACATTTGGTACCTGGATCTGTCCTGTTATTGCATCTCTTTCATTTGCTACAAGACCGACCGTTTCTATTGTACCGTTTGCGCCGGCGCGCTCGACCATTTCAGGGTCCCAATCATCGGATAGCAGATATTCTATTTCTTTGAAGTTAATTGTAAGCTGATATGATATGGGTAACTGTGTGCCTTCAAAAAAACCAGGTGTGCCAAATGCATTATAATTAGCATTTACGCCTGACATAAAGCATTTTTTAATTTTAATAATACTCTCAGTCGAATGCCCATGCTCTCCACGTCTAGTGCCCTTGCCATCCCATGGGTAAAAATTGAGCTGACATATATGGGGATAATTTAATACAGCGCCACCATTGTCCCTGTTGTTTGACGGAAGAGCGCGTGCTTTAAGGTTGCGTATGAGTTTATCTATTGTAGCTGATTCGGTCGGGTTTTTAGGATAAAATGCCCATGTTAAAGTAAAGTCTCTTAATACAGGGCCCTGAAAAGCCACTGAAGGATTGGGGTTAGGAGCCGCACCCATCTTTTGCTGTATAGCCGAGGATATTTGCTCAGCGGGCACTAAGGATTGTAAAGCACCTGCGAGCCCAGTTGCGAGGCTCCCAGCTAATCCAGCTAATTTTCCATTATCCGCAGTCAATCTACCGAAACCTCTAGAGGTCGCGCTTATTCCTGCCTGAGCTAGGTTACCAATATTTCTTAACGCTGCAGCCTCACCTAACCCCGCTCTTTTGTTTGTATCTAAAAAGTCACCTACGGTTTCGAGATTGACAGGGCTATAGCCAACAGTAGTATCGTCTCTTAACTCTGTGGGTAAAGGCAAGTGTACAATATATGTTGGTGTAAATTCAGAAAGCGTAAAAGCATTGTTGTTTCGCTTATACGGTCCAATACTTAATTGAGTATAATAAATTCCTAGTGCTTGAGCCATTTATTACACCACCGAAACAATTTCAACAGTACCATCTTTTATAGTAGCACCAATGCGGGTTATAGGGTCAGATGCATTAAGAAAATCATTTGTAGACATACGACCGAAGCGGCTTTTTGTGAGATTAGCTCTTGTTGCGCGAACAGTGTTGACACCTGCTATAGCATAAAAAGCATCCCCTACAGTAGACATAGCATTGTCCGTTGTAATATTAGACGTCTCTTTAATATTTCCAACAGATGCGCCAGCAGTCTGAAGCAGAGAATCTGCCGTAGTCTGTGCTATTGAGGAAGCCCCTGCGCTGTGTCCGCGAGCAGCTGTACTAACAACAGGATCAGTTATTCTTTTTGTGAATGGTTTACGAGCAGCTTTAACATAGTCGCTAACATTAAAAGCCATTGAGATTATCCTTGATAAATATAACGCATCGATCTATTTATACGAGTTTATATGAACAATGGCTTATAAGGGTGTTTTCAGGGCGCAAAACCCTCATAAATACAAGGGTGATCCGACCAATATTATTTATAGATCGAGGTGGGAATTAATCGTAATGCAAAAGTTTGATTCGCATCCCGATGTATTAGAGTGGTCAAGTGAAGAGATAATACTGAGATATCGTTCTCCTGTTGATGGTAAAGTACATAGATACTTTCCAGACTTCTGGGTCAAGAAGAAAGATAGATCAGGCAAGATTGTTCAAGATCTGATTGAAGTAAAACCTTATAATCAGACTAAACCACCTGCCATCATGGAAGGTAAGCCTAATAGGCGTTACTTGAATGAGGTCATGACCTGGGGTATTAACTCAGCAAAGTGGCAGGTAGCGAGAGAATACTGTAAGGATAAAGGTTGGAATTTTGTGTTAATTACTGAGAAAGAATTAGGGCTTACATTTTAATGGCTGGTGTATTTGACGAGATCCTAACATCTGGTGTTCGTTCCGGACACGTACCTTCGCGTACGCAAAATGCACGCGAATGGTATCGTACACGTGCTCAAGAATATGGCCGTGAAGGTCCTAGAATCAACGAGAAGCGTTTTGTAAACGGTGAACAAGGCCGTCTAAGAGTGCAACCTAAACCTGGTCATATGTACATGTATCTCTACGACCCAAAGACAAAAGATACACTACCATATTATGACCGCTTCCCTTTAATATTTCCTTTTAGAGTAGAGTCAGATAGATTCTGGGGCATCAATCTTCACTATCTTCCACTACCTTATAGAGCAACGCTTATGGATAGCCTCTATGATGTTGCATCAAATAAAAGATACGATGAGTCTACTAAGCTTAGAATCAGTTACCAAGTATTAAACTCTGCATCAAAGTTTAGATACTTCAAGCCTTGTATTAAGCAGTATTTGTTTAATCAAATGCAATCAAAGTTCGTTTATGTTTATCCTTCTGAGTGGGATATTGCG